TCATGTGTTGGATGGTAGGGAGTATGGGTTAGGTAAAGATGCCAACACCCTGACGCCGAATCATTGGCCCAAGCGCATAGCGGATCGCGTCCATGATGTGGTTGTTGGCGTCTACGATGGTCGTCAGCACGTCGCCACTGAGCCTGTCGGTCTTGTAGCTGTAGAGCCTGGCCTCCTTCAGCGTCTCTTTGCAGCGCGGGTGAATAATGATCTCGCGGTAGCTGCGAAGGTGCGCTATGCCGTCCTCTACGCTGCCTGGCCACTTCTGCACCGCCATGATCTTGGGCAACGCCTGGCGCTTGCCTTGGCCGGTGCTTTTCACATGGCTGATCGTCTCGGGTCGTGCGCTGTCGGCCCTGACAACGTGCTTTTCGATGCCTGGCAGGCGCTGGATCATGAACTCGGCGATGTCGTCATTCTCAAGGCCGACTTTGCTTGCCTCATGCTCGACGTACAGCCTTTGGTCATGAATCCATAGTTTCACACCGGCTGTCGGGTCTTGGCTGAATCCCCAGTCGATGCCGAAGTACGGGCCGTCCCAGTCTGGCTGTGGCTCGAACTCATCCACGCGGTATTTTCCGGCCAGGATCTGCGCATCGCTGTTCTCGCGGTAGGCGCCTTCCCAGATCCATGCATAAGTCTGGTCGTCAAGGCGCGCGCGGTCGCTTTTACGCTCCTGCTCAAGCACGTCAGGAAACCAAGGGTTGTCGGAATAGTTCATCTCGACAATCTTTGCATTGGCTGGCGCCTCCTTGCGGAATCTCTTGTCTGTTGGGCTGCCGTCCTTCTCGGGGTTCCAGGTACACCAAACCTCTGAGTCAGTCTCACGCACAGTAGGCAGGAGCTTCATCCATGCGGTTTCGCTCACGCTCTCGGCTTCGTCGATCCATGCCAGCAGCACGCGAGCCTTGGACTTAAGGGAATCGACGTTATGCCGCAGGCCGACAAAGACATAGGACACGCGCCTGTTCTTGGTGCGTATGAACTTTTCGCCCATCTCAAAGTAAGCATCCAGCCACGGCACTGAGCGGATGGCCTGCTTGACTTCCTCCATGCTTGAGTCTTCGAGCGAGTTCATGAACTCCCGGCCACACAGGATCACACCACTGATTCCAGCCTCGGCGAACATCATGGCCTTGACGGCTGTCATCAGCGCAAACGTCCGGGTCTTGCCAGATCCCCGGCCACCATGCGCGCCACGGTAGCGGGCTGGGCCGGTGAAGACGGGGATTAGCTTGGGCGGTAGTTCAATTTGCGCTCGCATTTGGTGCCACCAGCTCGATTGATGTTGGGATGCCTTCTCCATCTCCATCGGTGTTGATGCGCTGTACCGTTTCCTTGTTGGCATTCAGCAGGTTCAGCGCAATGGTCGCGGACTCGTTGGCCAATTTGGTTAGAGCTGCCACGCCCTTGAGATTCTCAACTGACGCCAGCGGCTCTGCATCGTCAACCTTTGCAACCTCGCTGTTGGCTAATGCGCTCAGGCGGTGCGCTGTCTGTGCGCCATAGGATGCGGCTGCTGCTAGGTTGTCGCTGATGTTGCGCAGCTTCTCGGCCAGGCTGACGGCAACGTACTGCTGATGGACTGGCAGCTCGGCAAGTGCGGTCTGGGCTTCTGCAAGCTGTTTCGCAACAACCTGCACTTGTTTAGTTTGTTTCGAAACACTGCGTTTACTAACAGAGGCTGGGCTGATTCCGTACTCTTTCGCCAAGTCCCTGACGCCTTCCCCAGCTGCCAATCGACGCTCTACCTCCAGCCATTGCTCCGGGCTTAGCTTGGACGGACGCGCCATCACTTACCTCCAATCATCTTCTTCAACTTCTCACTCTTTGTCCTCGCCGACATAGGCGGCGGAGGCAATATCTGCCTAGCCCTGCGCTGGTACTCGCGCTCCTGCCATTCCGGCGTGTCGCGCTCATCAATCATGATACGGGTCAATCCACCTTCACGGTGAATCACCTTGCTCCTGATGACCGGATCATCACGGCGACGCTTGTCGGGCTGCTGCAAGCTGATCCGCACGGGAGCGGACGCCAGGTCAAAAACCGAAGAGGCCACGCGGCGGGCATCTTTTGGGATTCGTGACTGGGTGGCGCTTGACCACTTGATGCGCTGAATTAGCAGGTCGTCGCTCAACTCATCGTCGCACTGATCCAGCAGGACGGGGAACAGGTCAAGCTGCTGCACCTGCGCGCGACCGCACCGGCTTCGGCTTTTGGCCTTGCTTCGGGTGCGGTCGAGCGGGTGATTCATGCGCGTATGTTATCTTATTTTTGCATTGAACCAATCTGGCATATCCACAGATATATCAATCCTTTCTGCATGATCCGATCCGCAGCATGGGCACTTGATTGCTACGTTTTGTGGTAGCTCAGAGTGAGCATAGCAAACTTTGCACTCCATAAAAACGCGCAACTTGCTTCCAGTTGAGGCCGAAAGAAAAGTACCAACATTGCTAAATACTGATCCTTTTGATGTGAATTTTATTGCCATGATTTTTCCCTACAGTTTAACCGATTGCTTTGGCGATGGCGGCCATTGCCTTCGAATATGCTGGATCATATTTTGCTGGGTCATGGTTCCTGTGTGTTGCAAATTCAGAGTTCACAACAGACCTAAAATCAGCAGCAAGATATTGCAGAGCATCCAGCAGCTCAGGCGCGGCAGCAATCAGGCGCGCATCAGCATCGTTAGCCTGCCCATACACAATCATCGTGCCGTCAGATCCGTTGATGACATTTACCTCATTGTTGTTCTCGTCAGATCCGTCTTTTTCAATCCACCACGGTCCAGGTGTATGCTTGGAACTCATTTTTCTTCTCCTGTTGCTTTGGCGATGGCTGTGCGTGCCGCAATGTATTCTGGAAGCGATCGGCACCCTTCGTCGCTATCGTACAAGTCTGAAATATTGCGCAATGCCTCCAGCAGATCGGGCGCAGCGGCTATCAGGCGGGCGTTGGCTTCAGCTTGACTACGCCAAGTCATTCTTGCAGTGACTTTTGCCAACGTCATGCTGATAGCTCCAGGATCATTGTTGCTGTGCTGGATGTTAATGATATCGCGTCCATCGTTTTGTGCCGTCCACGGACCTGGAGTATGCTTCGCGCTCATTTTGCACCGCCTTTCTTTGTGTTCAATCTGTGGCAAAAGCTTATTGCTAACACAAGCATTAGGTTGCGTTGTTTCTTCTGGCCTAGACCAAATGCGTACCACTGGCCTCCTACTAGCTTTATGCGAACCGATGCACTCATGCTGCACCGCCTTCCTGCATCTGACGGCCAATCTCGGCGGCTGCGCGGACGATGGCGCGGCGGGTGGCGGCGTATGGGTCGTCTTTGTGCTCTTCAATTGCAGGATCATCAGAATCATTCCAACATCTTGTTTCCTGCATAAGTTTGCATTTGTGATCCCAAGGAAATTGAATTGTGATTTTTAGTTTTATTGCCAGCCGCAGCGCGTCTCCATCATCGGAGAGCGGGTTCCACACATGGGACCTACCATCCGGAAGTTCAGTGCAAATGCCTTCCACGTTACCGTTGTAGTAGTAATCATCTGGGGCGTATCCATATTTACCTTCAATGCCAGCCGCCTTCGCAGCCAACTCCAACAATTCACGATCATTCATTTTTACACTCCAGAAAGAAAAACACCCCGCAACTCACTGGGACAAGCAGTGAGAAACGAGGTGTAGGCCTTCCGGCTTTGGTGTATAGATGCCTTGTCCGCACCACACCAAAACCGAATGAGATTGCATCTTAGCGCATGACTGGCGCAGTGTCAAGCCGCATTGACCTCGATCTCGACAAATCCGCCGATCCTGTCGTCGGCCTTGCTGATCTCAATCGACCACTTCGAGTCATCGACGCCCAGCACGTCACAGAGCCCGTCTAGCCCCGATTTCAGACTAGCCAGCAGGTTATCCAGGTCGCGCGCTCGGCGGTTTGACGGGACGAAGGTGATCTTCAGGTGCAGCCGCTCGGCGTAGATGCGCCCCAGGCCTTGCGACCGCGCCTGAGCCGCACAAGCCGCCCGGTAGGCCTTCTTGGCTCTGGCTTTGATGGCCCAGTGACCGCGGGCGTTTGGCGACAAATCAGGAGTCGGCCACGGGAGGATGACTCTCATTTTTTGCGCTCCATCACATCAAACGCCACGGCAAGCAGCGTCATGATGCCACCCATGATCATGGCAACCCCTTGATGAATCTGGGGTGCAAGCACGACCAAGGCTGTCAGATACGTAATTTGCGATTGTTTCATTTTGCACCCGCTTTCAAATTGCTTTCAATCCACGCCTCGCCACTTGCCGCATGCTTGCAGCCTTGGAAAAACCGATCAGACAGGCTTCGATCATACCGACACTCGTTGCTCATGCGGTAGGGCCATGTGTCGCCATGGCTCGACTCAACCGTCTGCCTGAACGCTGGCCGGTTTAAACAGCTGTAGCGGTGTTCAGGGCCTACTGAGCTACCAGGCCTTACAACGACCTCAACGACCGGCATAGCGGGCCTCCTGTGCGGATTGGTGGGCCTGTGCGATCTTCTGCACCATCTGCTCGCGTGTGTACTGCGGGCCTTCTGGCTCTTGCTGCTTCTGCGCCTCGCCATGCAAGCGCGCCTCACCGTACAGCGACGCATAGGCCACCAGATCCTCGATGGAGTCTCGGTGTGGCGTCTCGCGCTGCTGGTCGCGCACCATCTTCAAAATCGCCATGAGCAGGAACCCGTCTGCTTCGGTCAGGTGGTAGCCAGCAATCGCATTGAACGCCGTCACAGCGGCCAACATGCTGCGCTCGCCGCTGGGTTGGTCGTACTGTTTGCCGCGCTCGTCCATGAGGTCGGCAGCACGGTGCAGCAGGTCTTGGGCCTTGGTCGGGTTGGGTTGGTTGGTGGTCATCATTTTGAGTCGGTAGTGTGGTTGATGTTGAGTCATGCCGGCATGGCGCTGCGGCACTGCTGCTGCCCTGCTGGCCTTGTCATTATGCCTCCACGGGCGCAAGACAGGCCCGTTCGCGGCAGGAAATTTGAATATTACTCCCCATTTTGGCAAGCGGTGCAAGATTCAAAACAAAAAAACCTTTTGAAATCATGTACTTAGCTTGCATTTTCGAATATTGCACCATTGCACGGGGGTAGTTATACAAATTCAGACAAGTTGATATTTCCAAGAAGGGGGCAAAAACACGGTGCAACAGTGCAATATTCAAGAAAACAGACCCTGTTACACCCCTATATATAGAATATATATAGAAAATATATATAGAAATCAATAACTTACGTTGTCTCTCCCTGTGTTACATTTTGTTACAAACCACCTCGAATATTGCACCCCCCTTGGTGCAATATTGGTGCAATGGTGCAATATTCGACCGAGGCAGGCGCAAAAAAACCGCCCGAAGGCGGCTTGGTAGACGATGAGCGGGGTTACGCCAGCTTCAAGAACTCAGCGGTCTTGCGCCCCGCCTTGCGTTGCTCGACTGCGATCTTGCCCTCCATGACCAACTGGTCAATCAGATCCTGACAGCCAGCGCTGTTGGTCTTCAGCGCCCGGTTGACCTTGAACCGCGCCAGCCACTCTGTCTCAGACAGCATGGCCAGTACCCGCTGGGTATCCTTGCCCGTATCCGTCTCGTCGTTGGCGCGCGCGTAGCGGATCTTGAGTGACGTGTCATCGGCGGCCAGGGCAAACCCGTACAGAACATGTTCTGCGGTTCGGTGCCCGCCGTCAGCCATCCCGAGGATTAGGCTGATCTTGCTGCACATCTCCCAGCTTCGTCGCGTGATGGCCTCCATGCCGGTGTGGCTCCTGTGCAGCTCGCCCAGCTTCCAAAAATGCTCGTAAGCGGCCTCCAGCAGCTCCGACGCCTCGGCACTTGTCGTGACATCAACGAAGTCCCCGCAGCGCTCCACGCGCCCACCAGGCGGCTCGCTTTGGCCTCCGTAGTGCAGGGACTGCAAGCGCATCACGATTGAGTCGTCTAGCTCGGCCTTCGAGAAGCCTTCTTTTTTGCGCGGGTTCGTGTTGTCTTCTCGCAACACCAAGGCGCGCGCTACGAAACCGTTTTTAACGTTGTCCGGCGTGATCGTCGCATCGAAGGTATCCGGCGTCGTGGTGCCCATGAGGCTAAGGAACGGTTCCAGGATGCCTTGGTCGGCGTCTTGGATGGACTTCAGCGAGCGCGCGATTTCTGCCTCGATCTCAGCAGCCTTGCCATCCCCGGTATCGAGGCGCTTGTAGAGCTTTGCTACCTCGTCCTTGAGCTTCGTCTTGATTTCCTCTTTCAGGTCGCCAGTAATCGTCAGGATACCTGTGGATTTGGAGTAGATTTCCATCAGAGCGCCGATGACGCCCGTCAGGTAGATGGCCCCGCCGCTCTTGCTGGCCTGCGCGATCTTTTGCAGCATGATCCCGATTTCGTCAATCAGGTAGTAAGCCGCTTGGTGGCGCAGCAGGTTGCGGTAAATTTCCTGCTCGGACTTTATCTTGCCGTGCATGGCCTGCGAGACCTTGACGCGCGAGAAGAGCTTCGTCACAGCCTGGAAAACGCTTTCTTTGCCGGTGCCAGACCCAGCCACCGAAAAAATCATCAGGTTTAGGCCCATGCCATCCCTGGCGTCCCGATGCCGAACCCCACCCAGGCATGACAGCACATACAGCGCGGCGCCCGCTGAGATTGTGGGCTTCGGATAGAGGCACTGGCCCTCTATCCAGTTGTAAAGCCGGCCGGCGAAGCCCGGCAAATTCCAAGGCTTGATTCCTCGCGCGCGCTCTAGGATGCTTACTCCCTGTGCCGACTGATCATCCTCGGCAAACGCCGGATCAGGCTCAAATGTCAGCGACTCAACATACCCGCCGGCTTTTGCGTGCATCAGCAAAGTGCCAATGGTTACCACAGTCTTGGACTTTCCGAAGCCATGCCACCGATGGTCAAGCGCCCCGGCGTCGTAGCGTGCTGCATCTTTGGCGCTCATGGCGTCCCATAGGCGCAATCCCTCGTCACTGCCGCCCGTGGTGTGATGCAGCGCCATGCCGCACTCAATCCACTGCTCATAGGTGAGCTTCTCGACCTGCACCGCATCAGCTATGGCTGAAAGCTCGCTTACCTTGACCTCGCGCACCACGCCATTGATCACGCCCGCATAACAGTTGGCTTGCGCCAGCTTTTGCAGCAGCGCCTCTGGTGCATCTGCTGTGTCGGACGGGTCGCCGCGCAGCAGCTCGTAATCACGCCCACTGGCGTGTGGTGAACCGTAACCAACGACAAAACCGCTCGTCTTGAAGTCTAGACCGGGGTACTCCTGCAAATTCTGACGGTAGCTTGCGCCGTCCTGCGGCAGCTTGAAATAGTAGTGCGCCGACTGACCACCGGAGCCCGTGCGCACCACGAAGCGGGATGCTTCTCGCACCGCGAGACCTAGTGCACGCTCAAATCTCTCAATGGACTCATGTCCCCCGTTGCGCTCGTCAACATCCACCACCAGCCATCCTGTCACTAGCACCCCAAGCGCCGGGTAAAGCTGGCCCATCATCCGCATGGCATCGATCTGCTCCGCGTCCCACGCCGGCGTGTGCTGCCAGGCGCTGGCCACAGGGTGCTTGCCAACGGCTTTGCACTCAGCATGACCACAACCGCACCCCAGCGCATGACCTGGCAGCTCTAGAATTCGGTGTAGCGGCATGACGCGAAACCCTGCTGCCATGTAGCGCGCATAGGGCAGCGCGGCTTCTTGCTCGGGCGTCAGCGTCTCGTCATCGAAGTCTTCGTCATTGCTCCACATGTGCTACCCCATCGTTATCATTGCCGTCTTGCGCTCGGTTGTCATCAACCGGGAGCCGCCCGCCTGACTTGACGTGTATTTCGTACTGCTTCCCGATAGGCGGGTACTCGCCCCATGTGTATACGCTCTGGGGCCAGATCCGCAGGGCGTGCGCCAGTCGCGCCACCCCGCCGAAGTGATCAATAGCCTGCTTGGTCCTCATTGGTTTAGCTCCTGGTGTTGGTTGCCTGCATTGTAGCAAAAGAAAATTTGTCATGTTTTGTTGTTGCCGCCGGTTTTTCGCGCTATAGTTGAGGCACTGCAGCACAAAGCGCAGCAACAAGCAGGAGTAGAAAAATGAGCTTCCTAGCCAAAGCGAAAAAACCAGGCGCCAACCCGGCGCCGCCCATGATCACCGTTGTATCCAGCCCGGGCGCTGGCAAGACCAGTTTTGCCGGCATGTTCCCTGGGGCGCTGTTCGTCCAAGCTGAGATCGCCGGCACAGTTTTCGAGACATGGGCGGATGATGTGCAGCCCACCATGCTTCCTGAGTTGCCCAAGGCCAGCAAGGACGACACCGGAAACGTGCGCGGCAGCCCATACAGCACGCTCATGGAGCAGCTGCGGGAAGTCGCCACCGCTGAACACGATTTCAAGACGCTGGTGATTGATACTGTTACCGCTCTCAGTCGCAAGCTGGAGCACGAGATTGCTCTCACCGACGGCGTGGCCACGGTTGCCGATGCCGCTGGCGGTTTCCACAAAGGCTACTCTCAGCTCGCAAGCTGGCATAGCGAGATCATCTACGCTTGCGAGATGATCCGCAAGCGCCGCCATATGGCCATCGTTTTCCTGGCTCACGCTGGTATCGTCAAGGTCAAGAATCGTCCAGACGAGGGTAGCGAGTACACGGTGTACGGCATCGACATGCACAAAGACAGCGCCAGCGCCTACATCAGCAACAGCGACGCTGTGGTCTACATCCGAAAGGAAGAGTTTATCCAAGGCGCCGAGAGCAATCGCAAGGGTCAAACAACGAAGTTCGGTCGAGCCATGCAAACCGGCGACCGCGTTTTGATCACCAGTGGTGACGGCCTGGTGGGTTATGTGGCAGCTAAGAGCCGCTACCCAATGCCGGTCGAACTTCCGCTGCTGCAAGGTGAAAATCCATTGCTGCAATACATCCCTTTTTTCAACCAGCCCGCATAAGGAGCGCGCACCATGTCGTTTTTTACCCAATCCAACGGACAATCCGTTCAATCCAACGGGAACTTCGATAGCGGAGGCGGGTTTGCGCCGATCCCAGAAGGAACCCAGGTGTTAGCCGTCATTGACGAGGCCAAGTGGGATACCTACCAGAACGAGAACTTCATCTCGCTACGCTGGTCCGTCGCCAAGCCGCAAGAGTACGCCAACCGCAAGATTTTCCAGAAAATCAAGGTCATGGATGCCGATGCATCCAAGCGCGACAAGGCGCTGCAGATGCTGGCAGCAATCGACACCAATGCCGGCGGCAAGCTGCAGGCAGCCGGCGTGCAACCTGACGCCCAGGCGCTCGCAGCCGCGCTCATGAACCGCCCGATGGTCTTGAAGCTCGGAGTGTGGGAGCTGGATGACAAGAGCAAGAGCGGCAACTGGGTTAGCAAGGTTGCGCCACGTCCGCAGGCCGGCGCAGCCGGCCAGTCTGCACCGGCTCCTGCGCCGAAGCTGCGGCCGCAACCCAAGCCGGCCCCAGCCGCTTTTGATGATCTTGATGATGATGTACCATTCTGACGTGTTTCTGACGAGGTAACCAACGGCGGCGCAAGCCGCCATTTTTCAGGACAAAAACATGTTTGACCAACTCCAACGCACGGCAGAATGGCTTGAATCCCGCAAGGGCCGTATCACAGGCTCGCAAGCAGGCGCTTTGCTTGGCTTGTCACCGCACCAGTCGCAAGCGCAAGCCATCCGCGCATGGGTCCGCAATGCCAAAGGCGCTGAATCCGAGATTCCTGACAATCCCGCGTTTGCCTACGGGCGCCGGCACGAGCGAGCCGCGCAACTGGCAATGATGCGCCACGCCGATATCACAATCGACGACTGCGGATTCTTGACGTATGAGGATTGGCTAGGCGCAAGCCCTGACGGCCTTACTGATGACGGCGGCGTGGCCGAGACCAAGTGCCCGTTCTCGTGGCGAGCCGTTATCACACCTGAGCCGAAGCCTCTAGCTGAGCTTCCGCACTACTACGCCCAGGTTCAGCTTGAGATCCTGTGTTCTGGCGCAACGCACGCCCACTTCGGTCAGTACCGCCCCCCCATTGGCGACCCGCTGCAGTCCGACTATGGGCCTGAATTTCTGCACTATGAGCGCATCGAAATTGACTATGAGTGGCGCGCGCACTATCTGCCAGAGCTGCGCAGCATATGGGAAATGCTGCAGGAAGAACTGGACAACCCGGCACACCTAGAGCCGCCGCGCGTACAGCTTGACACCCCAGAAGCGCAGCGTCTGGTTGAATACATTACAGAGCTTGACGCATCAATCGAGCAGGCAACAGCCGCGCGTGCTGCGGCCCTGGAAGATCTGGTAAGGCTGGCCGATGGCAAGAACGCCGAGGCTTTCGGGCGAAAACTCACGCTTGTCAAACGTGCCGGGACGATCAGCTATGCAAAGGCAATCAAAGCGCTGGCACCAGATGCAGATCTTGACCAGTGGCGGGGGAAGCCGTCTGAGTATTGGAAGCTGGGGTAATCTATGCGCCTGCAACCACGCAACTACCAACAGCACGCCCATGACGCTGTGATCCAGTGGTGGAAATCCACCACCACGCCGTGCGTCGTAGAGGCCGCAACCGGGGCCGGCAAGTCGGTCATCATCGCAATGCTTGCCGAGACACTGCACGAACTATCCGGTAAAAAAGTCTTGTGCCTCGCTCCATCAGCAGAGCTTGTGCAACAAAACAGCGAGAAATTCAAGCACTGTGGCACCCCATACTCCATCTACAGCGCCAGCATTAGCAAAAGCCTGCGCGGTCGCGTCATCTTTGCCACCGAAGGCACATTCAAGACTCAGGCAAAACGCTTAGGCGGCGAGTTTGCAGGAGTCATCGTTGACGAGTGCCACCGGATCACGCCTACCGTGCAGCGCATCATTTCCGACATGCGCGAGGGAAATCCAAACCTGCGCGTATGTGGCCTGTCTGCAACACCGTACCGGCTCGGCGCTGGCTTTGTCTTTGCGCAAGACACGCAAGGCCGCACACTTCCGCCAGACGTTGCGAGAGATCCGTATTTCGCCCGACTGGTGTACTACATCGGGGCGCCTGAGCTTATTGAGCGCGGCTACCTTACGTGCCCAATCGTCGGCGCGATACACGCCGAATCCTACGATACAAGCGCCCTGCAAACCACGGCCAGCGGGGCTTACTCAACCGCTACGGTTGAGCGAGCGTTTGAGGGCTGGGGACGCAAGACCGCGCAAATCGTTGATGATGTTCTGCAGCAGTCAGTAGGGCGACATGGAATCATGTGGTTCGCAGCCACAGTCAAGCACGCCCAAGAGATCATGGCTAGCCTGCCTCCCGAGAACTCGCGCATGATAGGGGGTGATATCAACACCAAGAAAGCAGACCGGGCAAAGCTGGTGTCTGATTTCAAGGCGCAGCGATACCGCCATCTTGTCAGCGTAGGAACAATGACAACAGGCGTAGATTTCACCCATGTGGACTGCATAGCCATACTGCGCGCCACAGAGTCTGTCAGCCTGTTGCAACAGATCATTGGCCGTGGTTTGCGCCTGCACGACGGCAAGGAAAATTGCCTAGTCCTCGACTATGGAGGAAACATTGACAAGCACTGCCCAGATGGCGACCTGTTCCGCCCTGAGATCAAAGCTCAGTATCAGTCCGCAACAAAAGGCACCATCGAGGCCGAGTGCGATCAATGCGGCTTTGTCAACCTGTTCACACCCCGACCGAATGACGGCGATTGGCCAATCGACAAGCACGGGTACTTCACAGACCTGGACGGCGAGCGCATCAAAAACGACGATGGAAAACCCATCCCAGCCCACTTCGGCAGGCGCTGCTGTGGCGTCACCGTTGGCCGGCACGAGGCGACCCGCTGCGGGTATTTCTGGTCCTGCAAAATCTGCCCAGAGTGCGAAGCTGACAACGACATAGCGGCCCGCTATTGCGGATCATGCAAAGCCGAGCTGATAGACCCTAACGAGAAGCTTGTAGCCGACTTCAAAGCGCTGAAACGAAGCCCCAGCGAGCGGCAGACAGACGAAGTATTGCAGCTTGACTGCCTACCAACTGTCAGCAGCAAAGGCGAGCGCATGATGCGCGTAGAAGTCATCACCGATACGCGCAAATTTGCGGTTTTTTTCATGCCTGAGTCGAAATCAAGCTACGTCCGCACGCAGTGGGAGAACTTCGCAGCAGCAACCGACAACGGCCGTCGCACTCCGCGCACAGTCACCTACAAAAAAGAGGACAGCGGCTTTTATCGAATACTCGACGTGGATCAACCAACCGACAAAGAGCTGCTGGCAGCAGCTCTTGCAGCCAACAAAGCAAAGGAAACGGCATGAAATTCCCGCCATGGCTTCTGTTATACGGCGACCCGTCATTCAGAGGCGACTGCCCCACCGAGTCGGCCGAGCAGGCGACGTTCATCAATCGACTGCGCCAAAAATACCCGGACACGCTTGGAAAAATCGTTGTGCACATCAAGAACGAGGGCAGGCGCTACGGATGGCAGGCCGACCGCGACAAGGCGCTTGGCATGACAACTGGTGCCTGCGACATCATCATCCCTGGAAACCCTACGCTCATGATAGAGCTAAAGCGCCGCGACCACACAAAATCCCGTTTTCAGCCTGGACAGCTTGAGTACATGCAAGCCGCGCAAGCTGCAGGCGCTATCGTGTGTGTGGCACTCGGGGCTGATGCAGCCATGGAAGCCGTCAAGGATTGGTTCTAGCCCACCAAGTCCGGCGCCGCTGCTCAACATCACATGGAGCTTGCCTGTGTTTTTTGCACTCCCTTGCGCGGGTCATGGAGTAAAATCTCCATCGCGCCGACGATGCCTTGCACAGTACAAACCCATCCCTGCTCATTGTTCGGTTTCCCTGTAAGTCGGCGTGTATGCAGGATATGCACTGTGTCTTCATCTTGCCATTTTAGGCAAAAAAAAACCCGGCAACCAGTGCCGGGCAAACTTCCAACCAAGGGAAACACCATGAATTTTACCATAACCTCCGATCCCGTCATTCAACGCCAGGGCTACGCTCAGCCTGGACAGTATGACGCGCTATTCGATCAGCTCACGCCAGAGAAGAACTGCATCATCCTGAACGATGCCAAGGAAGCCAACAAGCTGGCACAAGCCCTTGAGGACTGGGCCAAGAAACGCAAGATCATGGGCGCAAAGGTAAAGACCACCAAGGCCTACCCGACCGACAAGAAGCCGAGAATCTGGCTGGTGTATCCGCCGGCACCCGAGAAGCCGAAGACTCAAATTCGCGGCAATTTTCCGAAGTGAGTCAATCATGAACGACGAAATCATCAAACTTGCGCGCGAAGCTGGCCTGCTGATAGAGTACGGAGAGTGGCGCATATCAGATAGGCGGCTGGAGCGTTTTGCGGAGCTGGTCGCCGCTGCCGAGCGAGAACGATGCATCGAAGCATGCGAGGCAAGCTATCACTGGATAAATGGGCCTGAAGGATGGCTCCAGTACGCCGTCGATGCAATCAGAGCAATGGGAAAAAAATGACACACAATCTCGACGCCACCGTTTTTGTCTACCGCCACCGCGAGACTGGCGCAATCCGCGCGCTCTACATGGATGAAGCGCGCGCCATGATTGGCCGAGATGACTACGAGCACGTCGCCACGCTTGAGCCGCGCATGTGGATTGAACATCATTTTGATGATGCGATCAAAGAGCGCGAAGCCTGCGCCCGCATCGCAGACGCCGAGCTTGCCATGTTTGGCCCTGATGCACCTGTGACGCAGTACCAGTCTGGCATCTTCACGGCAGCAGAACACATTGCCGATGCGATCCGCGCACGAGGCGACCAATGAACATCAAGCTCAACAACGACCGCAGCGCCGCCGTCAATCAACGGCTTGTCTGGCTGTCGATTGACGATCACCCGCCGCCAGTGGGCGCTAAGCTACTGTTGATCAACCGCGCCAACGGCGTAGCAGTGTTGGGCATCTACCAAGCAAAACACCAATGGACGCACTGGCAAGGCCTGCCAAAATTTGCTGAGGAACAACAATGAAGCACTACACCGACCTTGTATCCAAGATCCTGCAAACGGGAGAGCGCCGCGAGGACCGCACTGGAGTCGGCGCTCTGTCCATCTTCGGCGGACAACTTCGCTTTGACCTGCGCAAGCGCTTCCCACTTGTGACGGTCAAAGAGACCCGATGGCGCACGGCGTTTCTCGAAATGCTCTGGTTCCTGCGTGGCGAGCCACACACCAAGTTCCTGCATGACAACGACTGCAAGCTCTGGGACGCCTGGGCCGATGGATACGGCAGGCTTGGCCCGATCTACGGCGTCAACTGGCGCCGCTGGAATGGGGTTGATGCTCATGGCAACCCCGTTGAAGTTGACCAGCTGGCCAACCTGATCAACGGCATCAAGACCAACCCGATGAGCCGCCGCCACATCGTCACCGCCTGGAACGTGGCACAGATCCCGGACATGGCCCTGCCGCCGTGTCACTGGGCCTTCCAGGTCTTCGCCAGCAATGACGGCCACCTAGACATGCAGGTGCATCAACGAAGCTGGGATATGGCCCTTGGCGCCCCGTTCAACATCGCACAATATGCGCTGCTGCTCACGCTACTGGCCCGCGCCACCAATCTACAGCCGCGCCGCCTGATGTTCGCGTTTGGCGATGCGCACATCTACCTGAATCACATTGACGCCATGCGCGAAATGGTCGCGCACCAGAGGTATGACAACGAACCTACGCGCCTGGTGATCAACACCGAGAACACCGACATTGACGGCTACAACATCGACGATTTCCAGATCGTGGATTACAAACACCATCCGCACATCAAGCTGCCAATCGCCGTCTGATCGATTATCAAAGCCAGGATAATCAATGATAAAAGCCCGCCTAGTGCGGGTTTTTGCATGTCTTGTGCAAAAACGGCAACAAAAAACCGGCACAAGGCCGGTTTATCGTTTCTAGCTAAAGCTGGCTAAACTCGCTATAAGTCCCGCCCATTGATCGCCGCACAAGCCTGATCAAGGTCCACAACGTCATGGTTTCCGCGAATCCGCGCCTGCGTCAGCTTGATGGCCGCCAGGAAGGTTTTGCGGTCCACTGCATCGCGCTGCGCATGTGCCCATGACAGCATCTCGCGCACGTCTTGCAGCTCGGCGCCGGAGAATCCAATCTTCCCGGTGCGCTCAAGCCTGGCCGCGCAATGGATGATGGCGACCTCGCCGGTACGCAAAGCCATTATGCACTCGCCATCGCCTACGCGCCATCGGCTGGTCAGGGTCTGCCCGATGTTGCAGGCATCGGCCAGCTTTTGCACGTCGCGCCATGTGCCATGACCTCGCGTGATGGCATCCAGTGCCGCCAGCTCGATCAACTCAAGCTCCTGACGCACAGATGTAGGCGAAACCGCCGCGTTGCGCAGCGCCACCTCAAACGGCAGCGTCTTACGACGCATGACTTTCTTGAGCAACAGGGCTGCTTTGCGGTACTGGCAAGCCATTCCGGCGAATGACGGGCGCATAGGGCGCTTGGCTTTGATGCTTACCATGTCGCCTCCCCATTGATGGCGATCAGGTCTTCTACCAGGTGCCCCCTCTCCTGCGCTTGCGTGACTTCGCGCCGCTGCGGCTGAGTCGCTGGAATGGCGTAGAGCCGCGCCAGCGTGTCGGCATAGTCTTTGTCAGTGGTGTGTGTCATGCGGTTTCCTTCGCTTGGTTGAAATGCTTTTTTTCCCATTCCGCCACCGGGTCGAGCGGCTTCTTCTTGCCGTACCGCTGAACCAGCGCCAGCGCGACTTTGTACGGCAGGCGCTTGCGCCAGTGGGTAACGGCGGCCCTGGTGACGCCCATCTGACGCGCCAGTTCGCTCTGAGTCCCGGCCACTGCCAGCGCGTGGGCGAGTATGGGTGATGTGGTGTATGGCTGCTTCATTCCGCTGATTGTAGCGCATGACTGCTTACAACGTGTCAAAAAAAAGTTTACAGAAAGTGGTTGCAAGCCGGTTTTCTTGTGCATAATGGAGTCATCGCAGCGAGACAGCGGCGACAACCAACCAAGGACATCATCATGAACCAGCACACAAACACCGAAATTGCCACCAACTATGCACTATGGGTCGAGTATGTCGATGCAGACGGCACCACAACCAAGGCCGAGTTTGACGCCATGAGTACCGAGCAAAAGCTGGCGCTAATCGAGGCAGCATTCGGTGCCGATCAGGAGTGAAGGCCATGTACCACCAACTTCAACCCATCGGCGAAGAAGGCCTACTCGCCGAGATAGAGTACACACTCGGCGACCCCGATGACGATATGCCAGTCATCACCAAGATCACAATCGACGGCGTATCGCTGCCAGTCGGCGCCTTCGACCTGCGCCAGATTGAGGACATGGCCGACAAGCTGATGGATGGCCACGATGCCGTGATGCGCGGCCTGATTGACGACGCACGAATCGACACCTGGGAGGCAAACAATGACCGCTAAGAGCATCATCCCGGCTGGCTTCCAGTCGGCACCAGTCCTGCTGGCTGTCAGCGACCTGCTCACCGAGCGCGACATGCTGCTCGAAGCCCTCGAGCGTATCGCAGACACTGACAGCCGCTACGGCCTGGAAATGCAGGAAGTGGCCAGCGATGTTATCGGAAGGCTGCTTGAGCATCGCATTGATGCCAAGCTGCGCGACGCAAAGTAACCGGGCAAACAACCAAGGAGCTGCCATGCAAATCGAAAAACTCACCACCTGGACGCTTGCCATCGGTGCAGCCGCCATCCTCGCCGCAAGCTACCTGCTCGACGGCCCCAGTGACAACGAGACCGCGCAAGTCATGCAGGCTGACATCGCCTACGCCAAAGCCGCAGCGCGTGACGCTGCGATCCTGGAAGCCCGCTGCAAAGCCACGCGCGGCCCCAGCGCCGAACTTGTCATGGTCGGCACCAATGGCGACTATGCTTGCCGCGTCATCACTGCCAAGTAACTAGTCAAGAGCCACACGTCATGAAAATCGTCCCAATCGCTCAAATCCTGCCGTACCAAATCCGGCAGCGCCTACTGACCTGCGCTATCAAAGCAGAGCTTGCACAGGCAGAATCAGAAGCCGGCCGCGAGTCAGCCGCCTACCGTCGCTGCATAGCTGACATTGATAAAGTGACCGCTGACGCCAAATCCGCATTCCCCAACCTCTACCGGGCCTGAAGCCATGAATGACAACTCGAAAGCAGTCTTTGCCGTGATCCAGAAGATGGGCAAAGCCACCATGCAGCAGATCCGCGATGAGCTGCGCGGCATGACCTACAACGAGGTGGAAAACGCCATCAAGACGCTGCGAAAATCAAAGAAGGTGCAGAACATCAGCGACCAGGCCCACGTAGCAATCTACACCGCCGATATGACAGCTGTCTCGCCATACCGTCCCAGCAAAGAGCGTGATCCGATGACCGGAAAGCCGCTAAAAAAATGCAGCGGCCCCGTCACGCCCGGCCAGCTTGTCAACAAAATGTCAGGCGTCTACGTGCCGACACGCACCCAGCCCATGCGCCCCGGCGCTATGGATCACGAGGCCTGCATGAGCCGCCGAGCTGACGGCTTGGTGCCGTATACCGGGCAATACATCGCCATGGGTGTAAAGGCTTCGCAATGAAACTGACTGACATCACAAATCCAGCTACAAATCCGCTGCCTGAAGAGGTCCAAGACCTTGTGGCGGCCCTGATCGAAGGCCGGGTGCATAGCCTTGCCATCTTGGCCGAAATAACCGACGAAGATGGCGACGCGGCATGGATTACGGGATTCCAGCTAGATATGGATGACAACGAGTCAAACGACTTTGCCTTCAGTGGCGCACTAGGCATCCTGCATCGCCAAGTGCAAGACGCCATTGATACGCCGACGTTTGAAATTGAACTTGGAGACGATGACAATGACGACGACGAAAACGACTAAGGAGAGCAAAACATGAACGTATGCAATCACGACTGCAATCAAGGCCACCGCTGCTGCCGCGATCAACATCGCCGCCTGAGCTACAGAGGCAATGTCTGGCTGGCGTACTTCGTCACCGTGGCGGTAGCCATCGGAACCGCTGTCGCTATGTCCTATTTTTTAGCGCCTGGGGTCTAATCATGAGCGAACTTCTTGAAAGACTTCGCGCCGAAGCCGCTTTGCGAGACCGCACCGGAATTTCCAAGCTTTTGCTGTGGGCCGCGCAGCGCATCGAGTCGCAAGACAAAGCATTGTCCGAGGCGCGTGCCGAGTGGGGGCGGGAGTCACGCGAACGGATCAAGCTCGAAAACGCGCTACAGGTCAGCAAAGCCCATGTCGAGCAGGCGCTACAAACTTTGCAATCGGCATGGTGCCCACCCGTTGAACTTGACCGAGACCTGGCCCTGCATATCAATCTGATGGCTGGCCATGGCGACCCCGACTATTTGAGGTCAAACGGCAACAGCATTCGGCACGTTGACACGCGCACCACCAAGCCGAGCGCACCACGCAAGGCCAAGGCATGAAAAAACCCAGGCCGTCACACCGGCCACCGCAGGCGCTGCAAGCAGCGCAAGAACCAAGCCGCACCCTGGCCGACCTGCGGGCCGGTGCGTCCATCTGGTGCATGTACTGCGACCAGCAGCGCCCGCAGACAGGCTCTCAAAAGTTCCGCGCGCACCATGTCTGCCGTGAGTGTGTGACGAAGTTGCAAACCAAGGAAAAGAAATGACCGACAAACAACCAGAAGCCCTGAGGCTGGCTGCACGACTTGACCCGGTTCATTCATGCCAAACCCAGCTGCTTGATCTGCACCGGGAAGCCGCCGCCGAGCTTCGCCGCCTGCACGCCGAGAATGCGGCACTGCTGGCCGATCGTAGAAATCTTGGTGCAGCAATTGAGAGGCAGCATTCTGCAGCCGAGCAGATTGCGGATCAGGTCATGCGACTGGAAGACCAGTGCGGCGCCCTGCTGGATGCACTGAAGGAAGCCGAGCCTTTCCTGGCGCTTGGTATCCGAAAGAAAGCCCGCGCCGCCATTGCCAAAGCTGAAGGAAAAAATCAATGACCGACATGACTCGCACCATGAAAATGATCGCCAACTGCGACGAAGAGGTGCATTTCGAGCGACAAGTCAAGCGCGAGCTGATGCGCTTGCATAACCTGATCGTCAAGGCTGATGCGCTGGCACACAGTCAGGCGGCACGGATTGCAGAACTGGAGGCCAATCTAAAGAGAGCCACGTCAGCAATGTCTGACGCTGGAAGCCTAACCATGTGCGCCGACCAGCACTGTCCAGAGTTCGGCACATGCTATCGCGCACAAGCCAAGCCTGCTCCGAATCAGAGATTCTGGGCATTGTCTCCGCGCGAGGACAACTCATGCCGCTTCTACGCGCCGATCTACTTCGCCAACGGCGCGCGCGCACTGCGGGAGGATGTGCAATGACCAATGACGAAGTTGTGGCGCTTGCCGAGAAAGTTGGGCTAACCGGCTTGTCGCTTATCGACGTTGGATATCTCGGAAGCTTTGCGGAGCTTGTATCAGCTTCTGAGCGCGAGTCTTGCATTGCAGCAATACAGGCTCAAATTGATCATGCCCACATCAATGAGCTGCGACTAGTCCCGAGATTCGGCAAAAGGCTAGGAGAGATTGCGGTTCGCGCCGATGACTTGGAAGCCACTCTGGACGCCATCCGCGCAAGGGGGCAGCAGTGACCACCGTCACGCTAGACCAGTTGGCAAGACTCTACCGGGCGCGCAACGAAGCAAACAAGCGCATGAGCCAGGCGCTACGGACAAAAGATGAGATGCTGGCCAGGCTCGCTACCGACGAGGCTAGCAATTTCAACCGGGCCTACAATGCCGCGCTGCGCCAGTACAAACGTCAACAGAAGTCCAAGGCTCGGGCACAGTGGCGTACCACAATGATCCGTTTTTACATGGACTGCCAAGAAAAATCTTCAGCAGCCTGAAAAAACCTTCAGAAACCGCCACCAGGCGGTTTTTTCTTTTAGTCTTTGCGCTTGTCCAGCAGCGACCAGCCAACGCCAGCGGCAGCAGCCACACCGCCGACAATGGCGTCGGCCGTAGCGCCATCGACGCCATATTGCACAGCGTAAGCACCAGCCACACCAGTGAGCAGGTGGCGCACAATCGCCGAAATCATCGTTGCGTTCATTTCCATTCTCCAGTTTTCATCTGTTCGGCCAGGCGCTTTGCGCGTTCCGGTGTTTGGGTCACCCATCGACTCTTGAGCATCTGCTCGGCGGCTTCGGCGTACTTTCCATCAGCGATGAGCGCAAGCGTAGACTTGAAGCCAAGCAGGCCAGCCGTGCCAAGCTGAAACGCCATATTGATCAGCACACCTTGCCGCGCTTCATCAAGTCGATCAAACCACGGCAGTGCCTTTGTCAGTGCCTGCACCCGGTCGTTGATGTCATTGCGCAGCAGGTAATCGATTTCATCAGGCCGCAGCCCTGCACCAGGCTTGCGCGAGTCGATCAGGCGACCCACACCGATGGTATCGAACCCAAGCGAGTCTTTGTAGGCGGTCGCCTTGACGCCTTCATCGCGCCGAAGCTGCGCTGTCAGTTGCTCGATCATACGAACAGCCTCCACCAGTTGCGCCACCACGAAAAAAGCATTGCATAGCCGATGTAATTCATAGCGATAACCCCCGGTTTTTCAGGTAGTCAAGAAAAAGGAAGCCAAGGCCAGCAATTGCCGACCATACCAAGCTCCCCAGCGTTTTTTCGATCACGGCATCCCTGAATCGGATTTTTCGTGATTCGGCTTCAATAGCAAGACGCACCCACTGCATTTCCTCATCTGACAATTGCGGCTTGGTGGAGTTCATGACCTCCACGATTTCGGCAATCAGAGCCTTGCGTTCTTCTGGCGTCATGGTGACTTGCTTTCTGCCGCGCGGGCCTCTACCTCGTATGGGTTGCGCCAGTACCCGTAGCAGATTGTCCACCACGAATACCGGATTGCGAACATCAGTCGCCCGTCGCGCTCGATCTGCTCTAGGTGCTTGCGCTCATGCCGCAGCAGGCGCTCGTCGTGCTCGTGGCCCGGCAGGACGTAGATGACGCGCCAGAAGCTGGTCCAGCCGCGAAAGCCGCACAGGCGCATGTAGGCGGCAATCAGGCCGGTGGCAGTGCGGACTTCCATGATCAGCAATCCACGGCGTCAGCAAACTCTGGCAGCTTTTTTACATGCGAGTACGCTTGGGAGATCGGGTTATCACCGTTGATGTCGTACTCGCTAGTAATAAATCGCTCTTCGAAAAACGGAAGACCGCTTCCGTCTTTGTAAGACCTTACACGATACGCCATGGCATTCTTTCCTTGAATCTCGACGTTTTCAACTCGGTGATATGCGTCAATAACGTCAATGCCAAAAACCGTGCTGACTGTTTTCTTGAGTGCCATTTTTTAATCCTTAAACTTTATGCGCTGATTGCACCAAACGTTTTCCAGGTACCAGGAGTACCATCTGAAACGCAAACCCATCCAACAAAACCGCCTGCACTGGGCGATGTGTTGTACATTATATCTCCTTGCAACCATGTACCAGACGACGGAGGAGCGGACGCCTCCCCTCTAAATTTCATGAATCCTCCGAAGTAACCATTTGGAAAACCTATTCCTCCATAAGAAGAACTCAAATTACGGGAATAACCGTTCGTTACAGTCGCGTCTCTAGTATATAGATGTAAATGCTCGTTCGTATTTGCCCAATTTAACAGCCATCTTCCGGTAGCGTATTTTAGTCGGTACGGCCAATCTCCATATACCGGATCTGCAAGCGTAAGTAGCGCATCCGAGTCACCCGCAGATCCAGCACCTATAGATATTTTTGCTTTATTAGACTTCGTCATTGAAGTCAATGTTGTAAAACTTCCGTCTATTAAGATCGTAGCAGAAGTGGTGTTTGTGACACCTGCCGCGTGCAAACCACCAATCACAATGCTAGGGAAAATAAAATCAGAAGGAGGCTGTGACCCGGATTCCGAATAACAGCCAATAAAAACATTACGCGCATTGATTCCTGTTGATGCGTATGCACCACCAACGAGATATGTCGCGCCGCTAACCCAATCTGGATGATAAAAACTGACTCCACCAGGACCAATCAAAGCCCAAACAGCGCTATTAGTACCTGGCGTGGTGCTGCCAGCCAGTGATGAGTCTAAACAGTAATACCTATTTCCGCCATAATGTACCATTGACCGCTTTCCGTTTCCGTCTGTATGGCAGCCAACATAAGTGTTGCCCAGGAAAGAGGCATCCCAAATACCCCACCCTCCGTTGCCGGTTGCGTCTATCCCGACTGCGTAACCAGCGTTGGTGTCGCCGCCCTGAACATAAAGCCCATGCATTCCGTTTCCGAGCAACGCAACAGTATCGATAATCCAGCAGTTTGCGTTTTTTCTAGCTCCGACGTCTGCAACGATATTTACACCATTCCCAGAAAAACCGGAAACCGTAACGTCTCGCAGCTTGATGCGGGCCTGCATATCTACGCCATGGGCAGATCCGAGGGTCCCGCCACCACCCTGAATAGAAAAACCTTCGATAATCGAACCGTCCGCACCGTTTTGATTTGGTCCGGTATTTGCCTTCAGCGGTATTATCCCAGTAACGTTTTCAGGAAATTTAAGAATCGTTGCCCAGTTCCCTCCTTGTTGACCCGAGCCGTGACCAGTAAAATGGACTGAGCTGCTGAGCGTCAAGTTTCCATTTAAGAACAATTTCCCTCGTGGAAACTCAACCTTGCCGGAAACCGGATACACAAACGGTCCTGGCTGCAGAGCAGCAGCCATAGCAGAATAAACAGCTGGCAGCATGTCAACTAATCCAGCGCCAGACGCCAGGTCCGCTTTTTGTGCAGGAGTCATGTAGTCCCACACGTTGACTGATTGCCTCAGCTTCTCCTGAGCATTCGTGGCGACTGCGCCGGTTCCGGACTGCTGGAACGCAACCTGGCTCGAATCCGTCGGGTTGAAAGGTGCTTGCCACGAGCTACCTGAATAAACGCGCGTCTGGTTCAGCGTAGTGTTGAAGTAGGCATCGCCAGGGCCTACGGGTGCGCCAAGCGGGTCGGCGGCCGGATCGGACGCCAGCGCTCCATACCATCTGCCCTTCAGATCATTCAAATATGCAAGAGCCTCGGTCGCGCTTGCTGCCGCTTGTGCCCGGTAAACGTTCAGATCAGACTCGGCGTCTGCCAGCTGTGCGTCGAAATCAGCATTCATCCCGGCGACTGTGCGCCGCGCAATGCCAAGCCGGTCTGTAAAGCTGTTGGCAATGCCATTGACCACTTCATCCAATTTCCCGGCATTGAACAGGAGGTCAGTCGGGTCAGTGCTTGGGACTGGATTGGTTGTCGGCATTAGTCGGCTCCGTAGATGCGTGAATCGTATTGGGCTAATGATAGGGACACGGTGCCATCTGCTGCTGGCCTGATCTCTGTCACGGTGTAAAGGCCTGCCGCCTCAATCTCTGCCTGAGTCAGGCCAACGGCGAATGCGTACCGGCTACCAAGCTGTCGTACGCTGTCTCGCACGTAGACACCTGACGGCAAGGCTGCCACTTGGACGCCAGGTCCAGACGGATAGCAAACCTGCGTCGCTCCGACCTGCTTGCCATCAGTACCGGTAAACATGATCCGCCCGCTGCTCTGCCCCTTCCAGTCGATGGGCTCGCTCGTCGCAATCACGTTGCCACTGATAGCCAGCACCTCGCCAGCCTGCAATCCATCATCGCCCGCAAAATCATTCGGGTCAATCCATCGCACCAGCGCACCAATGCCAAGACCACCAGCGTCTGCTAGTGCCGTATCACTCACACTGACACGCTGATAGATCAAGCGCCGTGCCTCAAGCTGTGCGCGGTTTTCGGCCTGCGCCGTCGTGGTACAGCCCTGCAATTTGATTTTTTTCGGATTGCTCACAGCCCCAGCAACAGGCGCGCCGCTGCTGATATTGAGTCGGATGTAGCTCTTTTTGCTCTGCGTCGCCTCGTCAACGTACTCAAGCTCTACGCCGTCATACGTGGCCGGTAGGTGTGACGCATAGCTGATGGTCGAGTCGCCACCAGCGGCCAGGTTTCGGTAATCCAACTGCAGCTCAGGATATGGCCGCGCCTGATCCCTGGTGACTGTCCATTTGGTGCCGTCTCTCCAAACAACACAGCGCGCAGTGTTGGCCACATATTGCAGCCGCTCGCCTAGGCTCATGTCGGCGTCGTCTAGGCTGCCGTCGAAGCGCAGCAGTGGCGAAGTCTCGCCAAGCTCGGCATTGATGGCGGCCAGAGCGTCCGTGTCGAGTCCTGCAATGTCATTGCCTGCAATAGTCCAGATATGCGCCATGGCGCGCGCAAAGTTGCGCGACTCGCTCAAGGCGTCAGTGGTCAGTGTGCGTACATGGCGCAGCCAGCGCAAGTTGAATTTGCGGTCGCTAAATCCAGTTGCCGACTCGGTGGCCTTGGTCGTAACCCGAATGACGGTAACGCCCGGCAATGTCTTGCTGGCGTACTCCCGAACCGCATAGACCTCTTCCAGCTTCGCAACGTCCGCCGACCCGTCGCCGTTGACCTCATTGAGCCGATTGAACTGAATCCGATAGCGGCCACTGCCAGCCGATGGCGCCACCTTGTTGGTGAAGAACCGCTGGTCGTAGGTGTCCGCCGTGTAGGTGTTGTCCTGCGTCTGCCGGGTGCCTGATACCTCAACGCCTGCGCCGTCAATCTGCCACCATTCGGCACGGATCTGTACGGTGCCTTTTAGGCCTCGCTGAAAGATGGTATTCCACCAGATACGGTCGCAAGTCAACGGCAGCGTGAACGGTCCGATAACCGTGCTGGCGGTGCCATTTGGCACTATGGTGAATGACGCGGCCTCATTGGTATGCGCATCACTCCATGCGCTGCTGCTGAATGTAAACGTCGCATTTCCTCCAGCCACCGTCACGCCATGAACGGTGCATGTCTCGCTGAAAATAGGCAGCAGGCCGCCGCTTGAGTAGGTGAACGTCACCTCGGCAGTTCCGCTAGGAACCAGCGATTTCAACTGACCCAGGTCCGTGCCGTCTGGTATCGTGACGGTAAACGAGGTAGCTCCAGAAGCCGCCGTAAACGTGCCGGTTTTCGTCAGCGTAGCGAATGGCTCTACCGGCGTCAGCTCCTGACCGTTTACTTCATCGCTGGCGAAAACCTCCTCGACATCAATCAGAGTCGTTGTGCCGTTTTCTGGATAGCCCGCGCCGAATGGCTCGAATATCTCATAGCTCGCGCCGTCAATGTCATCAATCGGCGTCTCGGCGTACTGCACGCTTGTAATCGTGCCCTTGCCGCGACTGACGCACAGCCACTCGGTGACGTACTTGACGTGATCTACATACTCAACCACCGATGGCTGGATCAGGTCAGGCCATACGCGCCGGTATCCGTACACATCGGGTATTGCCTGGTAGGCGCGCGCGATGTTGGATTGCCCGGTCAGACGGTTGTTCGGGCTGTCCTTGCTGGTCGCGCCGCCAAGGTTTGGCATCGACGGCATGAGGACGTATGTAGCCGCAGCAGCCACTGCCGCAATAATGACCCATGTCACAGGGTCCAACCCTTCTGGCCTGCGCACCACCACCACATCATCAAACAGACTCGGCGGCGCATCAATGCGCGGATCAGTCAACGGGTCAACGGTGACGCCATTGATGCGCAATTCGCAATCCGCACCGCCTGCCATGTGCTGCGCGATGTTTTCTTGCAGGCTGATCGAGCAATCGAGCGGGTATCGTTTGTATCCAGTGATACCAGCCGGGTCATTCAGAATTGTCAGCATGGGTTGTATCGGTAAAACTTGATGTCACCGTAGACGCGTTGCACGGCGGCTAGGCGGGACAGGCGGACGTTGCCTGGATGGGCGTCTGAGCCTTCGGAGTGCAGCACCATGCCGCCGGCTACCAGGATTCCGCAGTGGGTAGGCGATCCGTGTCGCCATGCCATGAATGCGATGGCGCCATCCTGCTGATGGCACTCGGCCCAGCCTTCGGCGTGATCAAAGCCGGTTGCAATGTCTGTTTGTGGGACGCCGCCAAGGTCAAGGCCAAGTACCTCTCGGAAGTACAGCACGATCAAACCGTAGCAGTCGCAAGCCTGCCAGTCACTGCGCCAGCGCACCCAGGGAATGCCAATGGAGCGCGCGATGAATTCGGATTGTGTCAGCATGACGTAAAGCTAGACAGTATCAAATACCAAGCGAATGACCCGCCAGCCACAGCTAGAACTGCGATGGCTGCTGAAATTATGACTGCGGTTATTGTCATCAAATCAGCTCCAATCCCGTGAATGTGGCCGGGTCATAAATCACCCCAACCTGCCTGCGCATCGGGTTGTTATCCGTCGCCGTCACCTGCACCGCATCCGTCGAGAACTGCACCCCGCCAGCCTCGGCAGCGTAGAGGCTCCACGTCATCTCAGGCGCTGTCGTGTCACCTAGATAGATGGCATACGTCACAGCGATAGGCTCACGCGATCCGCTGGCTTGGATCAGGCGTAGCTGCCGCTTGAACTCGCGCCCGACAACCTGGCGCGGGAATGACATGGTTAGCCGCGCCTGCGTGTCTGACTTCTGGTCTGGCGCCTTGATGCTCATTGGTGCTGGCTGATGCACCTGGCCGCCGAGTGTGACGGGCGCGAATTGGTTGGCCACCAGACGGAATGGTGCCTCGAAGCTAGGGTGCGAGAAGGTTATCGCGTGGTACTCGGCCAGCGGGCTCTTTGTGGCCCAGAATTCTTCTTTCGTCATGGCGTCGGCATCTCCTGCGTCACTGTCTCATCCAGCAGCCCAGCCCACACCGGCCAGTCAGGCAGATTAATGATCAGGCCTCCTGCATCGCTGTAGCCGTCAGGGATGATCTGCGCGCGCGCCATGATCTGAGCCGTGTAGACCCACGTTTGCCCATCCTCGCTGGCGTCTAGCAGGCTGTCGGGCAGGAATCGACAGGTGTGTGTCACTAGGCCGAATTCGGTGCGAATGGGCAGCGTGAACTCGTCCAAGCCGCGATTGATACGCTGCACAAACCAGAGTTGGAACGCTGCCGCCTCGGGGCCGGTGAACCTGAATTGAACATCCCAGAAAACCGGCGTGTCGGTGCCGACTGCCTGAGCGTAGCCGTACCCGCGCCGGGGTTCCGCCATCCTGAACGATGCAGGCTGACTGCGGGACTTGGACGCCCGCTGGATGGTGCGTAGGTGGAGTGGGTAGGCTTCTGGCATGGTGGGTATGCTAGGGAGGGTGTGAATTGAACTCACACCCTTGCAAGGCTGGTGTGGTGCGTGTATACTCGCGCTCAGGCTTCGATGTTGCGTGTGCAAGACGTTCATACATCAAAGCCCAACGGCCTGCCGCCGATTGTTCGCAGCTTGCACCTGCGCGCAGTCGGCGGTTTTTCTTTTGGAGCATACAAAATGAGTCGCAGATTCAAGGTTTTTAACGACAGCGGAGCCAACATCCACAGCAAGTACGAAACCACGACCTCCCTAGAGGAGCTTGGAATCGAAGAAGCTGTGTGGGATGATATGACCGATGAAGAGCGTGACGAAGCTATGCGCGATGTTGCCTTCCGGCGAGCTCATTGGGGTTACTTCGAGGTTGACGAAAACGGTAATTGTGTTGATTGAAAACCATGAAAACCATCATCAAAACCATCGCCGCAGCCGTCGCGCTCACATCCTCGCTGGCCATGGCGCAAAGCTACTCGCAAGCGGTCGCCAAGCAGTCGCGCTGCCAGCTCATGGGCCGTCTGTATCAGGAGTCCTACGAGCATGGCACGATCAACGGCAAGACGATCACGGACTATTCGAACATGCACGATGCCGCGACCGATGAGCGAACCAAAAAGTACGCCGTCGCCATGGTCGTGATCTTCTCCTCGGCACCGCAAGGCAAGCGTTTTGCCACGCCGCAAGACGCCTACATGGCCGGCTGGGCAAACTGCATGGATGAGAAGTAATCCTGCCCAGCAAGCAAAAACAAAGCCCGCACATCGCGGGCTTTTTCATCACAGCGCCGACCTAATATTCGTCGAGCCCCGCATGGCCGACCACACTGGCCCGCTATTGTTGCTGATCTGCTGGGCCACCTCGGTCACGGCGATCTGCACGGTGCGCGACTGCTGATCAACAGAGGCGCTAGCCATCGTCCCGGATGCGGTATTGTTGACAACGATATTCCATTGCACCGAGCCGCCGCCTTCGATCTTGTTTGCCGCTGTGACTTGCCCGTTAGCGGTCGGCAGCATGTACTGCGTACCGTTGCTGGCCGTGTACATCTCAGGCGCGCCGCGCTCGTTGACCCGGTAGAGCTTGTCCGCGCTCACTGGGCCGCCGTACTGGCGTCCTCCAGCCACATCAGCGACTGCCATACCTGCCACCATACCCGCGCTGGCGTAGCCTTGGGCTCTTATCAGTGTAGCCATCGGTATGCCAAACACCCCAAGCTGTGCGCCAGCCTTAGTGGCTGCAACCTCGGTATTCATGATGATCTCAGCGACGGCCAGCGCCCTGGATGCCAGAAACAGTGCCTTGCCAAGCGCTGTGCGCTCCTTGCCTGACTTCTGTAAGATGCCCAGCACATCATCAGTCATCTTGCCCATGAGCTGCACTGACATGACGTTGTTCGCGTCTTGAATCGCTTGCTCGTCGGCTGCTGCCTTGGCCTTGATGGCGGCTTTGGCCTGCTCGAACATCTCCAAGGCTATCAACTGCTGATCATATGCCGCCTGCTGGGCTGCGAGCTTGGCTTCTTCTTCAAGTCGGATTTTCTCGACTGGATCGCCTGCCGCGTCGGCGATGAGTTGGCGTGCTGCCTGTTCTGCTTTGGCTGCTTGCTCAGCCTTCTGAAGCCGACGTGCTGCCGCCTCGTCACTGATTCGCTCACCAGTCAGAATATCCTGCACCAGCTTATCAAGCTCGTTTTGCTGGATCTTCTGGCGCGACAATGCGCCGGCCTGCATGATGAGCGAACGGCCATCCTCGTACTCGGCCTGCGTCAGTTTGCCCTTGGTCAGCAATTCCTTGTGCTGGCGCAGCGCCTCGGCCTCAATGATGCCGACTCGATCCCATTCGCTTGCCGCCTTCTCTGACAACCCAGCCATGTAGCTAGCTGAGTCGTAAGGCTTCTCGCCATTAGGCTGCTTCTTGGCAAAGTCTGCTCGAATCGCTGCTTCTCGTGCCCTCAGCTCCTGAGGACTTGCGCCAGCCTCGCGCAGTGTGCCCAACTCCTTGGCGATCTGCAGCTGCAGCTTCTGCTGATCTGTCAGGTACTTGGCCGCATCAGCGTCTGCCTTGTCGCGTGCGCGTTTTTTTGCTGCTTCTGCCGCTTGCTGAGCCGCAATGTCTGCGCCTGATTTCAACTGCTGCTCAAGTCCTTGAATCTGTAGCTTAAGCTGTTCTTTTTGGCGGCCGATCAGCGAGTTTGCCGGGGCGTTTGGCGCTTGGATATTGAGGTTTTCAAGATCACGCTTTAGCGTTGCCAGCTGTTCTCCCTGCGCCGGTGATCTGCCAATGCTAAGGATCGCGTCTCCAGCCTCTTTGGCAGCGTTCTTGATTCCATTCCATGCGCGCTCGACGTAGCCTAGATTCTCTGTGATCTTCGGCACACGGTTTGCAATGGCGTCTGCGTAAGCCTCTTGAGCCACGCGCGCCGCGTCTGTCATGCGGCCCTGATCCTCAAGCGTCTTTATATGCTGCTTGGTGGATTGGTCGAGGAAGTTGATTGCCTCGTCTAACTTGATTGCAGCCTTGTATGGCTCTCGCTCCAACTCCTTGAACTTCTTTGCCGTTTCCTCGACCGATGCACCACCAGCCTTTTCAAGCTGGATCGCAGCAGCGGTAAACTTTCCAAGTGCTTCCTCACCACGGACGCCGGCATTGACAAACGTCAGCAGCGCCTCTGTCGCCTTGGCCTGCGTCACGCCGGCCATGTTATCCATGGACGCCGCCATGGTGGATAGCTGATCAGTCGTCACGCCGGACTGCTGCCCCGTCATGATAAGGGCTGCATTGAGGTTTTGCGACTCCTGCTGGCCCTTTACAAGACCAACCACATAAGTCGCCACCGCTGCAGCGGCGACCGTAAACGGGTTGACGAGGCCAAGGATATAACCGCCCATTGCGCGGGCCGCCGCTCCAACTCCGCCGAACTGATCTTTGAGCTGTCCGCCCTGCTGGATCAGGACGGTTAACGGGTCTTGCCCCGCTTGGATACTGGTGACAATATCAGTGAACTGCGCAGGAAGCTGGCGCGTAGCTTGCCTAAGTTGCCCAGTAGACATTGCAGCGCCATCAGTTGCTGCTGCGTACTCCTTTGCTGCCCTTGTCGCCTGCTGTGATGCTTTTGCTGCCACTTCGGTGGCGGTGGCATAGGTCTTTGCCGCCTGAGCAGATTGAGTCAGTGCTGGCGGAACTTCTCCAAGCTGGCGGGCAAGCTCCTTTTGCTGTTCAATTGCCTTTGAGGTTTCCAGCGTAACCTCGTAATGAATTGACCCTACCAGTTCAGACGCCATTGCGCTGCTCCTTCATTTGTGCCGCCTGCATGGCCTTGCGGTATTCGTCCCGACTCGGGATTTGCTTTTCCTGCGACTCGGGGTACTTCATCGCCAGCATCATCTGAAACTCGGTCATGCTCAAGGATTCAGCGTCAGCGCTGGACAGACCCAGATGCACCCGCGCCGCTGCGATGTACTCGGCAACGTCGAAACGGTCCGAATACTGTCCGTTGCCTTTTTCCGGCTTGGCTTTGCCGATGATGCCGTGGTGCATCAGATGGCGCGCGAGAATCACCTGTTCGGCGGCTGGCATGGTGCCAGGGTTTCTCAACCCGTCGCTGTCGATCCAGCCAATCAATGGCGTCGGGTCATCCTGATCGCAAAGACAGGCCAGCACATAGCCGGCTTCAGCTTCTGCGCGCGGACCGTGCAAGTCCGCGTACAGCCTGACGATGGAGTGCGGATCGCCAAGCGATGCAATGCGCGCCAGTGATGGCGTGAACGTGTATTCACTGCCATCAGGCACTACGGCTCGAACAAACCCGCACTCGATCAGCATTTACGCCACGCCGTCGTCATAGACCACGTTGCCGTTGCTGGTGGCCTCAATCGACCACGTTTGCACGTCGGCTTCCGGGCTCTCGTCCGACCAGCTGGTGATCATGAACGGGCCGATGAAGGTTTCACCGCTCGGGTAGGCCAGCTTGAACCAGGCTTTCGGCTGATTCTGCGTGACGGTGCCAGGGTTGAAGAAGTGATTCTTCAGCGTGCGCTGGTTGTAGGCCGCGTCATCGTAGCTCACGCCGTCGCCGGAGAAGCTGAAGCTGCGGCGCGTGGCAATCACGGTGCTGGCGCTGTCAGCGGTGCTGTCAGCGGTCGAGCTGGCGGTTTCCCAGGTGCCGCCCAGGCTCTTGGTTCGCATCATGCCCAACGTGGCCCACACGAGGGTGCCGGGCGTTGCGGTTTCGGGTTGAATGGAAAACGAGACAATGGCATTCTTTCCGTCATATGCGCTCATGGGATGGCTCCTTAAATGGTGATGGTCGAGATTGCGATTTCGATGACGGGGCGGCCATCATCCGTACTGAAGAAGACCGGCTCGCCCGGTGACATGGTGACAATGGAGCCGCTGCTCGCGCGCATGGCTTCAATAATCTGGTGCGCCTTGCCATCCGGTACAGACGACGAATCGCCAACGGCACCGATCAGCATCAGCGAGAACTGAGGACGGCGCACCAGTGAAGCAGGCACACCACCAACAGGACGGATCACGGCGAATCTGTCAGTGGGTGCGCCGTCGATCCACCGCCCGAACTGGACGCGGTAGCCCGACAACAGCGGGGTGATGAGGTTTCGGATGGCGTCGGCTGCAATGCTCATGGTGGCTATGCTAGGGAGATGCATGGTATGATGCCGTTGCCGGGATAGGCTGATCCCCGAACAGTAGACAGTGAAACTACTTTCCCGGCTCCTTCATTTCACTTTTCCACATTCACAAGGAATACACATGAACAATACCATCCTGAGGTTTGAGAAAAACCAAGTTGGCCGCGACTTGATAGTCGGCGATATACACGGGCATTTCACGAAGTTACATCAGGCGCTGAGCCGGGTCGGTTTCGATCCTTCCAAGGACCGCCTGTTCTCGGTCGGCGACCTGGTGGATCGCGGCCCTGAGTCGAGCCTGGTGCTCGATTGGATGATGAAGTCCTGGTTTCACCCGGTTCAGGGAAATCACGAGGACATGGCGATCCGCTGGGGAAAGACCGACTGCCGCATGGACCGAGAGCTGTACGCGCAAAACGGCGGCATTTGGAACATTACCAACACGCCGCAGGAGCGTGCCACGGTCTCGTTTGCCCTGTCCTGTCTGCCGCTGGCCATCGAGATCGAAACCGAGGGCGGCCTGGTCGGCGTCATTCACGCGGGATGTCCGATCGATAGCTGGGATGAGCTGCGCGCCGTGACCATGGGTAGCAGCCTCATGACGCCGGCCGGCATCAAGTCGTTGCGCCAACAGTGCCTGTGGGACAGATCCCGCATCGAGAACGGTGACGAGCAGCTAGTTGCAGGGGTGCGCGCCGTTGTCGTGGGACACACACCCGTGAGCAATGCTCCGTACCAACTCGGCAACACGGTCTACATCGACTCGGGCGCATGGGCATTCGAGGGGGCTGAGTTCTGTCTACTGGATGCGGCAACGCTTCAGCCTGCAAATTGAAAAAATCCAGCATCCCGCTGGCTTTTTTACGTCTTGATCGCCCCAGTAATCACCGCCCTGATATTCGGCTCTGCTTCCTCGAATCCCTTTTTCAGGAACTCTTTTTCGGCTGTCGAGCGCCTGAATCGTTGCTTGATGTTTGGATCATGCACATCAGCCGCATATTCCGCCGTATAGCCTACCGTCCCGACGATCTTAGAGCCATCCTTGTCAACCTTGCGGAACTGGCTATTGAGCAGCGTGTTTGTATCAACCGGCGTCATCACGCTGGCTTCGGATGCGCCAAGGATAAGCGCTTGAGTCACGCCACGCGCCGCCTTTTGCTTTACCGCCGAGAGGAACTGCGGTAGGCGGTTTGTCATGCGCCGGGTAGCCATATCAAGTGGCGATCATGTAATCGTCGGCCACAAGGTCGAACGTGTCAGCGTATCGCGTGACAGAACGGACCTCGGCGGCGCCAGCAATGACGGGATCAGCGCCGGCATGGGTGCCAATGAGCACCATGTCGCCGGGTTGGATCGTGCTGCGTTCGGTGTAGAGCACCTGGCGCGACACAAATTCCTGCCCGTTGGTGTCGGTCATCGTGCGCGCCTCGGCCTTGTAGTCGCAGGCGAACGCGACCGGAGCGGCCCAGGTTTTTACCCCGGTCCAGTCATCGAATCCAGCCTGTGCCCAGTGGGTCGCCGTTGACGTGTAGCTCCAATTGGCTGATGCGCTCATGATCAGTTACCCGCCTTGACGTGCGCCACCGCAGTTCCGACCGTCACATAGCTATAGAGCGCCGAAGTCTGCGCCACGCGGGGCTCATACGTCTGGCCGGCTGCAATGGCCTCGCCGTAGACCAGCATCATGGCAGCCGCGTCTGCTTTTTCCTGTGCGGTCCATTGCGCCGGGTCAACCGGCAGGTACGCGCCCTGGCCTGTGACACCAGACGGCATACGACCGTGCCAGAAGTAGATGATCTTGTTGTCTCTGTTTTGGATCGAGACGGACTTGAGCGACGGCCTGCCAGGCGTCACCAGGGAGATTCCCTCGGGGTAGATCCGCGCGAACGATTGAACATCGGCGCGCTGCGCTTGACTTGGGTACATGGCTCAAGACCTCCAGAAGATCGCGCGGCAGGTCGCGGCACCCGTGATTCCGGAAAACGTCAGCTTGCCCTTGACGGCGCAACCATCAAACACCGGCGGCTCATACATCGGCGGGCTGCCAGCGTTGACGGCCAGGATCTTGGAGACGTTGCCAGAAGCCATGAACAGGTTTCCCATCGGCGAGGCTTCGGCGATCACATCGCCAGCAGTCGGGCTGACGGGAATCAGGCCAGCAGCATCAGAGAAGAACTCGACGTAGACCGCGCCACGCGTCCAATCTGCCGACATTTCCTCGGTGAAGTACGGCCCGCCGTTGACGGGCAGCACCTCTCCGCCATTGGCGGTCATGAATTTGTGAGGCATTGCCATGTCAGACCACCATCATGAAAGCGGATGCAGCAGGATCAGTGCCGACAAGATCGGCAACCACGCCAGACGTATCCAACGATGCCAGCGATCGCCTGAGCGCCGACAGGTCGCCGTCGTGGAACTTGAAGTTTCTCGCAGCACCAGACGATGCATGTTGCGAGCTGGTGCGCTTCGGGTTCCCTGCGGCTACCAGGATGGCGGTCGCCATGCACTGGATGCGCACGATGGTAGACGACGAATAGCCGGCAGCGATCAGCGCCGCTTCATACGTCGCCACATCGGCAATAGCGGCATCAATGAGAAAACCAGGCGCACCGACGCCCAGCATCTGGTCGAGGTACTGGGTCGCCTGTGCGCTAGTGATCATTTCTTTTTCCTTCCGATCAGCTCGGCTGAAATCCAAACCAGGCAACACACCAACAGCACGGCAAAAACCATGGCAACATCAAACAATGTTTTTCCAGCCATGAAGTAAAAGCCGGCGCTGATGGTGTTTTCGCAGATCATTGGTTAGCCTTGTGCCTTCGCAATTTCATCGGCCAGCCGCTCACGCGACCAGCGGCCATCAACTTTCAGACCCAGCGCGGCAGCTTGTGCGCGCAGGTCATCAATCGACGGCTCGGATTCGGCCTCGGCGGTTGCAGGCTTCACGCCAACAGTCACCTCAGCATCATCGGCAGCCGGAACGCACTTGCCAACGGCCCAGGCGGGAACGTTGGCGAGTTCGATCACGCCGCCGACCACAGCGCCAGCAGGCCACGGGGCCTTGAGGTGCGTAATGGTCAGTTTCATGATCAGGCTTGGGTCAGGTGAGCGATCTGGCTGCGGCCTTCGTAGTCCGCGCGGAACTGCGGGGCGGCCATTGCCAGCACGCCAAAGACGTAATCGTCTTCCGGGTTGCTGCGAGCCTTGGGGCGGGTCACCAGCGGCATGGCTTGCAGGATCGAGCCCCATTCACCAGTGGCCAGGCCAGCGATGCCGATCACCTCGTTTGCCGGGACTTTCGCAGCCGGGACGATTTCGGCGATCTGGCCGATTTCCTGCAGGCGCTGAAGGATGGTCTTGGGGTAGCCGGCGGTGAACTCGTTGATGCTGGCGTACACGTAGTCGCCGTAGTTCAGGAACACCGTCACGCGACCGAATGCGTTGTCACCGATCAGCGAGTTGATGAGTTTCTCGAAAGCAGCCAGCCACTGAGCGCCGGTCGAGGATTTCAGGGTTAGGCCAGTGGTGTCGGTCGAGCGCTGCGGGAAAGTGCGCAAGCCGTAGATGGTGTTGCCGCCAACGACGATGCTGGGCATGCCGTTGAGCACCACGTCTTCGAGCTTCTCGGCGACCCTGCGCTGGTGATTGGCGATGGTGTCGATGTCCAGACCGCCGCCGGATTTGCGGATGGTCTCCATTTGACGCCAGCCCATGCGCGCGTAGGAGTCGAACACCGGAACCGGGGTGCCGACGTACTTCACGTCCGCCTGGTCAGCCAAGCCTTCGCTGCGACCGTCCATCGACACATGGACTTCGCCGCTGTCGCTGATCTGCGGGTAGAAGTTCACGATGTCGCCGACGCCGACCGGGGTTTGGCTCGATGCAGCCAGGCGGTTGAAAACGGCCAGCACGTCGCGCTGGATCATGGCACCGCGCTGGTCAACTCGGCGCCAGGCGTCGAGCGGGATCGGTGCAGCGTTGCCGACCAGGGAATTCTGAGCAGCGATGGCGGTCATGGTTGCGTTGAACGACTCGCGGGCCGCGTTGACGGCCAGCTCTTGCGCGGGGGTGAATTTCAGCATGTTTGTTTGCTCCGGTTTATCAGGCCTTAGGCCTTGACGTAGAAGTTGGCGATCTCGACATCGATCAGGTCACCGGCATTCTTGGCACCAGCGGTGCGAGCGAAGCCGATTACCAGGTCGCCAGATGCGGCGGCGGTCACGCGGCCACCAGCACCGATGGTCAGTTCCTGACCGAAGGTGTAGGTCGCAGCAGCAGCGGCGCACTGGAAGACATAGCCCGGCTCGATGGCGTAGGCGTCGGCTGTGTCGCCGGATGCGTAGGCGGTCAGCAGCGGATCGGTTGCGGTCAGGCCGCCGTCGCTGTACCAGTCTCGGTTGGCGAGAACTCGCAGCAGGCCAGCCGGGGCGGTGGCTTGGGTCAGGGTCGAAGCGCCCTCGGTAACGAAGGTGCCCGGCAGGTAAGCGCCGGCCACGGTCTTGTTGCTGACGGTCTTTTCAGACTTGCCACGGAAAATGCGGTTAGCCATTGCTTAGGCCTCCAAATGTTGGTTGATGCTGTAGCCGGCGAACTCGCTGGCGGTTTTGGTTGCGCTGCTGCTGGTCAGGACCGGGGCGGCGCCCTGGGCGGCTGCGTTGATCTCTTGCAGGCGCTTGAGGCCAAGCGCCTTCAGATCAGCGACGGTCAACAGAGAATTGACCGCAATCTGTGCGGCCAGCTTTTCCAGCTCGGCAGCTTCTGCAGCTTTTGCGCCGGCTTCCATCTCGGCCAGCTTGGCGTTGACGGCGTTCATGGCTTCGACTTGCGGTTTGGTGATCAGCGCGTTGTAGGCCGACAGCAGCGCGGACTCGTCCATGCCGTCAGAGTTGATGCCGGCTTGGTTGAGCGCGGCGACGATGCTTTGTTTCACTGCGTCGGTCCTTTCAGAATTCGTTTCGACGGGTTTGTACTCGACCCGGCGAGTGACTTCTACCGGGCTTCCGAGCAATGATACGGAGCCCGCCGAATCAATGGCGTAATCCTGCCGGTAGTACGCTGCATCACGACCAGGCGCCTCCGTGACGTAGATCACATATTTGGAATAGACCTCGCGCAGCCAGGAATTGGCCGGCAGCGCATTTCGCAGCTTGTCGCTGATCTGGTCAAACGACATATCGGACTCATTGCCAATCAGGCGCTTGATCCAGCCTATCAGGCCGGCGCTTCGTTTGTCCTCTGGTTCGGTGTTGATGGTAACCTCCTCGACTTGCTCAGACTCTCCGGCGGCATTGAGAAACATCCCGACGCCCTGCTCCGGAGTGGCAGCGCCCTGCTCATTCAGCAGGATCGCCAGATGGTCGTAACGGATATTGGTGACGATAGAGCTGTACTTCTTGCCGCGAGACTCGCCATTGGCAATGATGGGGTCCATCATCAGGCCGGTAGAGACGTGGATTGGCTCGGCGTTATTGCCTGCAATGGCAGCGTCCAATCGCTCGATCAGCTTTGCGCCGTCAGGGTGCGCTCTGGCCTGGGCTTCGTTGACTACTACGTCGGCGATGGTGCGGCCTGCTTCATGGCGAGCATTGCGGACATAGGAGCCGATCCAGGCGCTTGCCAAGGCCTCGCCGTTCAGCGCTGAGATAGCCTGTCCTGCCGAGTTCTTCGGGTGGCCTGCCGGTGCTGGCTTGCCTTCGAGCGTAGCAGCTGCGGCCTTGAGCTGGTCAGCCGGGTAGAGTCGGCTGTTCATGACGATATCATCGACAGCGCCGACGACATCGCGGATTGTGTAGGTACTGCCGTCCTTGCTGACGTTGCCAGCGTTGACGACGCTCAGGATGTGGACGCGTTTTGAGGTCATGCGGCCATGATAGGGAGAATGCATGGCGCGCACAAAAAAGCCCTGAGTGTGAGTCAGGGCTTGATTCCAGAGTTTGAACGATTGTCACTAACCGTACCCACTGTGCTTTTGTTCCGGCTTATCGTTTGGCTTACAATGGCACGCCTCCGGGTGCCCGCCGCTCTGGAACTGTTGCTTCAGCGTTACGGCGACTGCAAGTAAGCGCAGAAGCCAGAAAAGCATTTTTAAGTCCTTGGTTGAATTTTATGGCGCCAAACATCAACCGGCGAACCGATCTGTAGCTTGGCTTGTAACCATCAAGTATGTAATCTACCGTACGCCTACGTACTTCCTCTTCCCTGGCAGTGTCTAGGACGTTATCCCTAGATTTCCTTCAGATTACATGCGTGATGATTGATGGTGGACGGTAGGGGGACTCTAACACCCGCAGACCAATGGAGCGTTGGCGCTCTCCCGATTATGCTCCTACAGCTACTAACTGTGCATGTGCACCGACTGGTTACCGCCCGAAATAGTTGGTGATGGCCGGACTTGAACAAGCGCCGAATTGTCGGGGTATTGCAGGCATTTCCTCCCGCATCTCCTGTATCCGTTCGCATACTCTACCCACTGAGCTACACCATCACGGCTGGGGCCGGTTCACTCGATATGAGTGTTGGTCACCGGCAGCTCTCCCGATTGCAGCCCCATGCGTGATGGTGATGATCAGCGCCAGCCTGGATAAAGCACCATTGCATGCTTAAAGATCACAACTCACTCTCTTTGCAGGCGGCTAAGACCTGCATCTCGCGCTAACCATCATCAAACCGGGCCGGCGCTGATCTCCGGCTTGTACTCTCTCGTTCTGTTTCAGCGGGCCTAATGGGTACGAGCGCCGCAATCTGCGCATCAGCCTGCGCATTCCGGTTTGATGATGACACTGCATCAAGCAGCGCATCCAGTATACCGCAACTACTGAGGATTCTCAGCGTCCCACTTCAATTTTTCACCCTGCATCTTGGCCTTGAGCTTGGGTGTCAAAATAGGCTTGCCGTCGGTGTCTAGCAGCGCCTCGGTCTGGCTGCAGTGGCAGTTGTACCTGTTGCCATCACGATTGTAAAACTCCTTCACGGCTGCTGCTGTCATGATGCGCCCATGCTTCGCTGCATGGCTCGGCCTCGTGGTTGGCAACAGCGCCGAGGTCCACAACAGCCCGATCTTGATCCCGAAATCCTGTTGCGCCTGCTCTGACTCGACCCAGCGGGCTTGTCTCAGCGTATCGGTAATGTCCGTTTGCCCGTATTGTTTTGCCTTGCTTAGACTCACACCAAGCCGAGTCTTGATCTCGTCGGTGATGGCGCGCGGATTCTTGCCGTCAGTCACCGCCCGCCCGATCACCTGCGCAAGTTCGGACTTTTGAGCGGCAGCAAGGCCTGTCCAGTGCTCGTACGACTTGAACTGAGCCACTGCCAGGCGCTGCACGTAGGGTTCGCTGTAGATGGCGGACTCAATACTGCGCGCGGCAGCATAGGCTGGCGATAGCTGCGAGAGATTGGCGACCGACTGCGCGGTGCCTAGCTGCGCGGATTCGCTCACGTACTGACTCCACCAGAACATGTTAGCCGGATCTCGTCCGTCCGCTATCCACCTCTCAACAGCTGATTGCAGCTCGGAAGACAGGCGCGACATTTGATCGGCTGTTAGGCCATAGCGGTACAGATCAACCGTCCCACCCGCGTTGATGGCGTAGGCCGGGATGGCGTTAAACGCTGCCAACACATCGGCTTGCAACCCGGCCCAGCGTCGGTTGATCTCGCGCACGGCACGGCGCAAGATGGGCAGGGTGCCGGTGCGGTCGTTGTTGGGGCTGGGGATTATTGGATTGCTTGCCATGAGAAAAAGCCCCATTGCTGGGGCTGGTTGTTATTTGATGTTGTGGGTAGCCTCAATGACCGCGCGGGCAAATTGCCTCCATCCCCAGCCCTTCAGGAATCCTTCCAGGCCACCCGGCATCGCGTCGGCGATGGCGTCGATCTGCTCATCCGTTAGCGGGGGGCGCTTGGGTTGCTCTTTCGTGTAGCCCCACAGCGTAGCCAGTAGTGCTTGCTTTGACTTGCAATTCAGGTCCTGCGGGTGTAGGTAGAGCTTGTCGCTCCGTTTCACGCCGAGCTGCCTGAGTAGTGAGTCGTTATCGCACACAACAACATCTCCAACATGGCAAAAAGCCACCGGCTCTTGCTCGACTTGCGGCTGCGGATACTCCACACCCTCAGGCTTCCACCACCCCACCAATCCGGAGCCAGTGACAAATCCGTGCTGGTGCTTCTGCTTGTGGTAGATCGAGTAGCCGCTGATCGTGTAGCCTTCGGTTAGCAGGGAGTCCAGCTTGCGCTGCGAGACTGGCGTCAAGGCTGGTTGATTGGCTTGCGGCTGAACTACCGAGGAATCCTCGGTAGTTGGCGGCTGCGGCGCTGCGTCGAGCATGGCGCGGTAAACCGCAGGCGGAAAGTCGTCGTTGCCGGTACAATGCACAACGGTTCGCACAGCGGCCCGATGCATGGCCTCATTCGGCTCCACCGGCACCAGCTTCCATCCCGCTGGAACCATTCCGAGGTGCTGCCCGATATGGTTTTTCGGCTGCTCCAGTGCTGCGCGTATTGAGTCAATTGATTTTTCAATCAAGGGCTTCAGGAGTTTTCTGAATTCACCTTCATTTATCAACGCCTCCAGCGCTTGCTCCACCACCTCACGCGGCAACGTCACAAATTTCTGTTCCATATCGTCATCCTTGGTTCAAAGGCAGTTCAAAAAGTAGCTCCGGGCAAGCGGTGAACTAGTCCGCCGTTCGGTAGCAAGCCTAGCCCGGAGACTTCATCATAGCACCTTACAGCGCGCTTGGTGCGTCACCCTCAGTCGGCATCCCATCATTTTGCAGCGGCTCGAACCCGACAACCCGGCGCAGCTCGTCAGGCTCGAAAAGACCTTGCACACCAGCCCCAAACGCCTCGCGCATAGCGGCTGTGTAAGCCTTGAGCAGCTCAACCTTTTCTTTCTCGCTGGGTGCTGCAACATCCGGCCATTCGATTTCAAACTCACCCGGCTCGATGATGCCAGCGGCCTGCATACGGCGTACAAACTGCTCAAGCATCGGCGTCAGCTCGTTGACCTGGCGGGACTTGGCTCGCGCTGCAAAGTCGGCCTTGTCCTCGTCGCTGGCCAGCCTTCCGGTCTGCTGGCCGAACAGGAGGGTAAAAGGGATGCGCACAGAAGCGGCGAAAAGGTTCGCCGCCACCATGAACGACGGCTCCGGATCATGCGTCGAGGTTTGCAGCGTCGATGCCGTGCCGCCTTGCATTACGATTGACGAATCCTGGTTTCGGTTCAGCGCTCTAGCCTGCTCCTCGTGGGCCTGGCGCACGCTAACGCGCTCGCCGTTCTCGCCGATGGCCTGCACTGCTGTGTCGCGGTCGTACTGGAATACCAGGGTGCGCGCGCTGTTCTTCAGGAAGCTTTCACCGCTTCCGCCGCTGATCTTCTCAAGGTCCACCAAGGCGTTGAACCCGGCGCGCAACATCGGCACACCGTCGAACATATCGCCCACGCTACCCTCTGCAAGGATCTGCACTCGGCTCGGATGCACGTCTGCCCACTCGATGGGCTGGCCCTGGTTGTCGCCAGTCGTCACCCGGCGGCTCTGGTATTGGAACATCAGCGGCTGGCCGTATCTGGCGCTGGTCGTGTCGCTGTCCCACATTGTTACGCGCAACTGATCCTCGTACAGCGGCACCAGGTCCACCAGACGCGATGCACGGTCCAGCGGCTCTCGCAGGCTCTTGCCATCTGCCACGCGGTAGATGAGAGCCGCATAGCGGCCCACCATGTTGCGGCGATCCAGGTCGCGCAGCTTGGCCCATGCCTGGGTGCTGCGCAGGACAGCATTTACCCGCTTCTCCCACGGTGTTTCTTCGTCGCTTGCCGGGCTCTTGATGCGAGGCAGGCTCTGCCAGCACTTGTCTAGCAGCCGATGCACCGCGCCATGGGCCGCCGGGTGGCGCTCATAGGCTTGCAGCATCTCGGCAAACGTGGGATTTGTGCTATATCCGTACTGCTGCCAGGCGGTCGGGCGCTTGGTGTCGAGCGAACCGAAACCGGCCACGGCTTCGCGGGCTAGTTGCAGGTCATACTCGTTGATGATGATCTGGT